TTAAATAGAATTAACGATGAGTTAAAAAAATTAGATACTTTAATTGAAAAATGTGCTAAAGAGTTAGATATTGAATATGAGGTTATTAATGATGAATTAAACCAAAATATAACTGAAGAGGGATTTGGAACTTATAAAGGATTTACATTTGAAATAAAATATGATGGTTTAAATCAAACTCCATACCCTAAAAGATTTGCTCAAGCTTTAGATAAAAAGAAAGTAGTAAGATTAAAAAGTGAATCTTCTTTCGCTTCTGATCCTAATGTTTTAGTTGAAGAACTAAAATTTATAATTGATATTCAAAATTTAAAAGGTGATTAACATAATATTTATAAACAATGAAGACTAATACTTTCAAATCTATAATTAAAGAAGCTGTTAGAGAAGTTATTAGAGAAGAATTAAGAGAAATTTTATTAGAAGCTGTTAAAGCTCCAAAACAGGTAGTTTCTGAATATGCTCCTCCCCCTCAATCCTACTCTTCTACTCCTTTTAGGTGAAACAGCTGCTACTTTTACAACCCAAAATGTAGCTGAGTTTAATCCTAGAGGAGCTATGCCTGGTTCTGATCTTCCTGCTGGTGAGTTAAGCATGAATCAGATAATGAATTTAATGAATAAATAATGTCTATCAAAATCGGAAACCTCCCAGCTATTGATCAACAACCGGCTATTGGTGTTGGTATTGGGGTTCCTTTTCTTTCAACAGCCATCTCAGGGTCTGATGCCCTATTTAGAATAAATTACACAACAGCTGATCAATTAAAATCTAATATGATTAACTACTTTCTCCATAGTAAAGGAGAAAGACCTTTAAACCCTAATTTTGGTAGTCGAATCTATGAATTTCTTTTTGAGCAAGACTCAACTTTTTATAATGAGGTATTAAAAACTTATATAGAAAATGAGATCAGATTACTCTTTCCTGCTGTTAATTTAAAAGAAGTTAAAATAATATCTAATTCTGATTATAATATAGTTACTATACAAATATCATACTCAGTTTTTACAAGTTTAGATGAATTTTTAGAATTAAACATCCCATTATAATGCCATATGATTTAATAAATAGTAATAACGGAATTAATAGAAATATTAAGTATATAAATAGAGATTTTTCTGAGTTAAGAAATAATCTTATTGAATATGCTAAAATTTACTTCCCTAATACTGTAACTGACTTTAGCCCTGCTTCTCCAGGCACTATGTTTATAGAGATGGCGGCTTATGTTGGGGATGTTATGGCCTTTTATACTGATAACCAGATCCAAGAGAATTTTACTCAATATGCTAGACAATTAAATAATTTATATGATTTAGCATATATGATGGGTTATAAACCTAAAGTTACAGGAGTTTCAACTGTAGACTTAGACATATTCCAAACCCTCCCAGCTATATATGACCCTACCTTAGGACAAAATATCCCTGACTTTAGATATGCTTTAATCATCCCTCAAAATACTTCAGTTAATAATACAATATTTTCTAATAATTCTTTTCTTACCCAAGATGTTGTTGATTTTAGTCAGTCTAGTTCTTTGGATCCTACAACAGTAACCATTTATGAGATAGAAGGTGAACAACCAAAAACCTTTCTTCTTAAAAAAACAGTCAAAGCCATCTCAGCTACAATTAACACTTTAAATATCTCTGTTGGAGATCCTGTTAAATTTGAGACAATAGAAATATCAAATAATAATATTATAGGAATATTAGATATAACAGACACTGAAGGAAATGAATGGTATGAAGTAGATTATTTAGCCCAAGAAACAATATTTGAATCAGTTAAAAATACTAACCCATTTTCTGATCCAAATGCTCAATCTGATGCTTCTCAAGTACCTTATATTTTACAATTGAAAAAAGTACCAAGAAGATTTGTTTCAAGATTTATAAACCCTACCACTTTACAGCTCCAATTTGGAGCAGGAACAAATAATGATGTTGATGAGGTTATTATTCCTAATCCTGATAACATTGGTTTAGGATTACCCTCAATCCAAAGTAAACTAACAACTGCTTTTTCTCCTTCTAACTTTTTATTTACCAAAACTTATGGGATAGCTCCCTCTAATACTACTCTAACTGTTAGATATTTAACTGGAGGGGGATTAGGCTCTAATGTCCCTGCAAACTCAATTGGTAGACTATCAACTACATCAGGTGTTAAGTTTAGTGTTAGTAATCTAGATCCTACCCTAGCTCAAAATATTTTTAATTCCTTAGCGGTCACAAACCCAAATGCTTCCTCAGGGGGCAATGATGGAGATTCTGAGATAGATTTAAGATATAATTCTTTAGCTAATTACGCGGCTCAATTAAGAACTGTAACTCAAGAAGATTATTTAGTTAGAACTTTAAGTATGCCTTCACTTTACGGTTCTATAGCTAAAGCTTATATAGAACCTACTAAACTTGAAAATCTCCTGCCTGGGGAAATCCCAACAAGTTTAGATTTATATATTTTAGCTTTTGATCAAGATAAAAATTTAACTTTAGCTACTCAAACTTTAAAACAAAATTTAACCACTTATCTATCTCAATATAGAATTATAAATGATTCTATTAAAATTAGAGACGCCTTTAATGAAGTATTAACTCAATGTATAAATGAGTTAGTAACTTATTTTAATGTGGACAATTCCCAAATTAATCAACCTATATTTTTAAATGAGCTTTATTTACTTTTAAATAGGGTTAAAGGAGTTCAAAATGTAAAAAATATTTCTATTGTTAATAAAGTAGGTGAGAGTTTAGGTTATTCTAAATATGCTTATGATATAAATGGAGCAACCAGTAATGGTGTACTTTATCCTTCTCAAGATCCTTCAATTTTTGAAGTTAAATTTCCTAATTCTGATATAAAAGGTAGAGTAGTATCAATCTAATTTAATAAAAATGGCAATATATAAAATATTCCCCGAAAAAGACGCTACCATATATTCTGGGTATCCTTTAATGAATACTGGATTTGATGAGATATTAGAAGCCTCTACTTTTTATAATACAAATAATCCTGAAGTTAGTAGATATCTTCTTAAATTTTCCCAAGATGAGATAAATGATTTATTTGAAAATAAAATAGGTACCTCTTCTTACCAAACCAATCTAAGGAATTTTGTAGCCAACATAACAGGATTAAACTCAGATACCACACTTGAGATATACCCCATATCAGGATCATGGAATATGGGTACTGGTAGATACTCTAATTCCCCTCAAGTAACAAATGGAGTATCTTGGAAATATAGATCAACCTCAGGATCAGGAGAATGGCCTACTACTTTTACAGCTTATGTGACTGCCTCTTATATCTCAACCAACCCTGGAGGAGGAACTTGGTACACTGGGTCAGCTTTGGGTTTAGTTATAACTGCCTCTCAAACTTTAAGTTATTCTAGTGATAAAGACTTAAATACTAATGTTACTAATATAGTTAGAAATTGGTATAGCTCTTCTAAAAGTTTAGGAGGATTTAGTAATGATGGTTTTATTGTTAAACAATCCAACTCAAGTGAGTTTGTAGCTGACCAAAATTATGTTACTACTGTTAAGTATTTTTCTATAGATACACACACTATATACCCACCATGTCTTGAATTTAGATGGAGAGACTATTCATTTAACACCGGATCCTCCGTTAATACCATTATTAGTACATCAAGAATGGTCGCCTCTTTAGGAGATAATAATGGTTATTATAGATTAGGTAGTGTTGAAAAATTTAGAATTAATTGTAGACCTCAATTCCCAACTAAAACATTCCAAACCGCTTCAGCTTACATAATAAATTATTATTTACCAACATCTTCATATTATGCTATAAAAGATTTAGATACTAATGAGTTTATTATAGATTTTGATATAAATTATACTCAAATAAGTGCTGATAGTGAAGGTAGTTATTTCACTTTATATATGAACGGACTAGAACCCGAAAGATACTACCAGATTTTGATAAAAACTATAATAGGAGGTGAGACTTTAATACTTGATGATAATTACTATTTCAAAGTAATAAACGGATGATAAACTCAGGAAGTAAAGTAGATTTAATAAAAAAACTCTACGATAAAAAAGCTTATTTGAATGTAATTGATACCCAATTTAATGAGTTACTTCAACCTACTTCTCCTACTGAACCTGAAGTTAATATAGATGAATTTTTTCAATTATATAATGATTTATTTTATGATATACCTAAATTTGGAGAAATCAATTCACACGAATATCTCATAAAACAAAGTTCAGACTATGTAGGTTCTGTTATATTAACAGATGATATACAAGCTCTTCTTGATGAAATTACATCTTTAAGAGAAGAAAATTTGGAACTCCAAAAGAGTATTGTAGATTTAACAACTAAAACTAATTCTTGATTATGGTTAATATAATACCTCTATCATACATCCCTGATTCTGTACATCAAGAATATTTCTCTAGTCAAGAAATTTTAATACCTTCTATATTATCTTCTTCTCTTTTTAATCCTGAGACTGATTATATTCTAACTTCGTTAGAAACTCCAACAGGGGATCTTCTTGATTCAACTAGAAATACTCGTTTTTCTATTAGAAATGTACCTAATACTATAACCAAAAAATCTACTCCTGAAGTTATAGTATTTCCCTTAGAAGATTTAACTAATTTTGGATATAATGAAGGCGACTATAATATATTTTATAATTTTTATAGAGTAGCTTTAGAGTCAGATAAATACTCTTTCTTTATTAAAGATATTTCTCCTAGTAGAACTGAAATTAGATTATCAGTTAATAATGTAGAGGATAAAAAGATTGAATCTTTATTTAATGAATTTAAATCTTTACTAGATGAAAATAACTATTTTAAAGATTTTTATTTAAATATAAATGATTACTATTATATAGCAGTTAATACTCAATTAGATAGTTCATCTTCACCTTATACTATTCTATTCAAACTTTATCAACCTCTCCCACCTGAAGTTGAACTAAATGATCAAACTCAAGTTGTATTTGAGGTGGCTGAGACTTATGGGTTTAATATAAATGTACCTATTACACCAATAACATTTGATGAAGATATAGAATATATAAAAGGTCCAAATTTTAATCTAAGTTTGAATGATCATGTTAATAATTCAACCTATGAACAAGATTATAATTCATTAGTAACCTCTCAATTAACTTCTTCATATAATCAATTACAAAATATTCTAAACCAAAAAGGAATAACTATAGATACCGACTATACAGATTATTCTAATTTTATCTACTTCAGTTCAGCCCAACAAAGATTATTAAATTTTATTTATAAAGTAGGTTTAATTGAAAGTTATAATAATGATATAAATCTCCTTTTAACTATAAACCCCCCTTCTTTATCAACAATAGCTGTATCATCCAGTGTACAAAATCTACAAGATCAAATTACAGATCTAATAAAGAATTTTGATGGATATGAAAATTATCTTTATTATACTTCTGGGGCCTATGCCTATCCTAAATCTAACCCTACAGCCCCTTACACACTTCAATCCACAGGTAGTAATGAAGTTTTAATCTGGTTAGGTAGTACTGTTGAAGGATCTGGAGTATATGGGGGAAGATTACTTACAGCCTCATTATATGATGGGCAAAATCAAAATTATTTATATAATACTGTACCAAAATATTTAAGAGAAGATCCAATCAACACTGGATTTGAACTCTTTATAAGCATGATTGGTCAACATTTTGATAATCTTTATGTTTATATAGACGCTATAACAGATAGATATGATGCTGATAATAGAGTAAATTATGGTATTCCTAAAGAATTAGTAGCTGATGCCCTCAGATCTATGGGTATTAAATTATACCAAAATAACTTCTCATCAGATGATCTATACGCTGCCTTTTTAGGTATAAATGGTTCTGGGAGTTTTCTTCCACCAACTGGTTCTGAGATAATAACTAACTATATTACCGCTTCAAATGAACCAATTCCTTTAAATAATCTAAATTTAGAGACCTATAAACGTTTATATCATAATTTACCCTATTTACTCAAGAAAAAAGGTACAGTTGAAGGTTTAAGAGTTTTAATTAGTGTATTTGGTATTCCTGATACTATCCTTAGAATATCTGAATTTGGAGGTAAAGATAAAGATAATACAAATGATTGGGATTACTTTCAAAATAAATTTAGTTATGCTTTTAATAGACCTAGAGAT